AGGTGTTGACACCTCAAGCAAACGCTGCTATCATTATGAAAATGCCTGACGTAAATGCTTTATCTTGATACCAAATACATCTCTCTGGTATCTGGTCGATTAGAAAAGTTTAAGAAATCCAACACCACCTATAATTTTAGGTGCCCCTATTGTGGCGATTCACAGAAGAACAAGAATCGTGCAAGGGGGTATTTCTTTCAGAAAAAAGGATCCTACATCTACAAGTGTCACAACTGTGGTGTGGGGAGAACCCTTGCAAATTTTTTAAAAGACAACGATCAGGGACTGTACAAGGAGTATGTTCTGGAGTGTTACAGGGAGGGGTCTAGTGGCAAAGGAACTAAGATCCCATTGCCAGATTTTAAGTTCGAGAAACCAAGTTTTAAAAAGAACATATTTTCAGATCTGCAAAAAGTGTCAGATCTAAATAAATCACATGTCGCTCGCAAGTTCCTTGAAGCACGTAAGTTACCACCTGAAGAATTCTATTATTGTCCTAAATTCAAGGCATGGACAAACACACATAAACAGGTGTTCAAGGATACGAGATACGATGAATCCAGAATTATCATCCCCCTGAGAGATAAGGACGGCACCTTTGGATATCAAGGAAGGTCTATCTATCCTAATTCTCAAATCAGATACATCACTGTGATGCTCGACGAGGGCAAAACAAAACTATATGGAATGGACAGGGCAAATGAACAAGAAACCGTCTACATCACCGAAGGACCCTTTGACAGTCATTTCCTTACCAACGCTATTGCTATGTGTGGTAGCGATGTTAACGACAGCACTGTACCTTATAGAGATAGGGTCTGGGTTTTCGACAACGAACCACGATCAAGACAAATTGTTGATAAGATTGCAGCAACAATTGAGAAAGGAGACAAGGTAGTAATCTTCCCGAGTCACATAACACAAAAAGATTTAAACGACATGACACTAGCTGGACATGACGTACAGAATATGGTAGAATCCAATACCTACCAAGGACTACAAGCAACCCTTAAACTAACATCCTGGAAAAAAGTATGAGCAACGGACTAAAGGTAAAGAAAAGAGACGGTCGTGTACAGAACATCGACCTTGAGAAAATGCACATCATGGTTGATGCTGCTTGTCAGGGACTGGCAGGAGTATCTGCATCACAGGTTGAGATTCAATCAGGAATTCAATTCTATGATGGCATCAGCACTTCAGAAATCCAGGAGATTTTGATCCGTAGTGCTAGTGATTTGATTGATGAAGAGCATCCAAACTATCAATTTGTTGCTGCTCGTCTTCTTTTGTTTGGACTTCGTAAGCAACTCTTTGGTCTTACATGGGATCACCCTACATTTTATGCTCAAATTACAAGATGTGTAGAAGAAGGTGTGTATGATCCTGAAGTATTAAATAACTATACTGAGGAAGAACTCAATACTATTGGTGAGTGGATTGATCATGATCGTGATCTTCTGTTTACATATGCAGGTCTTCGTCAAGTAGTTGACAAATATCTCGTTCAGGATCGTAGCACAGGTGAGGTGTATGAAACTCCTCAGTTCATGTACATGATGATTGCTACAACCATCTTTGCACGATATCCTAAAGAGTTTAGATTGTCTTACATCAGAAAATACTACAATGCAATCTCCAAACACAAAATCAACATTCCCACACCTATCATGGGAGGGGTGCGAACTCCACTTCGACAATTTGCTAGCTGTGTTCTTGTTGATATTGATGACACCCTCGATTCTATCTTTAGCAGTGATATGGCAATTGGCAAATACGTTGCACAAAGGGCGGGAATCGGTATCAACGCAGGTAGGATCCGTGGCGTCAACAGTAAAATCAGAGGCGGAGAGGTTCAACACACAGGTGTGGTCCCCTTCCTCAAAAAGTTTGAGTCAACTGTCCGATGCTGCACACAAAACGGCATCCGAGGTGGGTCAGCGACTGTCCACTTTCCTATCTGGCATCAAGAAATAGAGGATATCATTGTACTTAAGAACAACAAAGGAACGGAAGATAACCGTGTCAGAAAACTCGACTACTCAATCCAACTTAGTAAAATCTTCTACGAAAGATTCATCCAGAATGGAGACATCACACTATTCAGTCCTCACGATGTCCCAGGTTTGTACGATGCTTTTGGGACTGATCGTTTTGATGGTCTCTATAAGCGTTATGAATCTGATGAATCGATTCCAAAAACGGTTGTCAATGCTCAAGAACTTATTCTCTCGCTCCTGAAAGAAAGAGCAGAGACAGGTCGTATCTACATTATGAATATTGACCACTGCAATTCACACTCTTCCTTCAAGGACAAGGTGAATATGAGTAATCTGTGCCAGGAGATTACCCTGCCTACAGATCCTATTCGTCACATTGATGATGCTGATGGAGAAATTGCTCTTTGTATCTTGTCTGCTATCAATGTAGGTAAGTTGAAGAACCTTGATGAGATGGAAGAACTTTGTGATCTTTCTGTTCGTGGTTTGGAAGAACTGATTGACTATCAGGGATACCCTGTAGCGGCAGCAGAACGTGCTACAAAGGCACGTAGATCACTTGGGGTAGGTTTTATTGGTCTTGCTCACTATTTGGCAAAACTTGGTCACAAATATGATGACCCTGCAGCATTGTATGCAGTGCATGAACTGACTGAAGCATTTCAGTATTTCCTCCTTAAATCATCTAATGAACTTGCTAAAGAGAAAGGTGCATGTGATGCATACAATCGTACAAAATATTACGATGGTCTTCTCCCTATCGATACATACAAGAAAGACGTTGACGAACTGGTAGCACCAAAGTACAACTATGACTGGGATTCTCTACGGGATGACATCACAAGATACGGGTTACGACACAGCACATTGTCCGCACAAATGCCTTCAGAGAGTAGTTCCGTTGTGTCAAATGCAACTAATGGAATTGAACCACCTAGAGCATACCTGTCCATTAAGAAGAGCAAGAAGGGACCACTTAAACAAGTTGTACCTCAATACAATTCTCTTAAGAATAACTATACTCTGCTCTGGGACATGCCTAATAATTCTGGGTACATCAATGTTGTGGCAGTCATTCAAAAGTTCTTCGACCAGGCAATCTCTGGAAACTGGAGTTACAATCCAGAAAACTATCCAGACAACGAAGTCCCAATGAAGGTCATTGCACAAGATCTATTGACTACATATAAGTACGGTTGGAAGACATCTTATTATCAGAATACATACGATCAAAAAGGAGACGATTTGCTAGACGAAAAGAAAGAAGCACTAGAAAACATGCTTGCAGAACTAGAAAACACCGAGGAGGACGACTGTGAATCTTGTAAAATCTGACAAGAACCAAGTAAAAGGGATGACGGTGTTTAACACCCAAAAAGTAGACAGGAAAAAGCAACCGATGTTTTTCGGTAAACCTCTGGGAGTTCAGAGGTATGACAGTTTTAAGTATCCAGTATTTGATAAGTTGACCCAACAACAGTTGGGTTACTTCTGGAGACCAGAAGAAGTTTCATTGCAGAAAGATCGTGCGGACTATCAGACACTACGCCCTGAGCAGAAGCACATTTTTACCAGCAATCTTAAGTACCAGATCATGTTGGATAGTGTACAAGGGCGTGGTCCTGGGATGGCTTTCATCCCTTACTGTTCACTACCTGAACTAGAATCTGCTATGACTGTATGGGAGTTTATGGAGATGATCCATAGTCGCTCCTACACATACGTAATTAAAAATGTATACTCAGACCCTGCTGAGGTATTTGATACAATCCTTGATGACGATAGGATTCTCTCACGTGCTTCTTCAGTTACAGAATCTTACAACGATTTCATTCACTTTGCTCAGGAGTATGGCAATGGCAATTTGTGGGAGTTTGCTAACGATGGGGTTGATCTGGGTATCTCAGAACGCTATAATCTAAAGCGTAAACTTTATAGAGCGATTGCCAATGTCAACATCCTCGAAGGAATCAGGTTCTATGTCTCGTTTGCTTGCTCGTTTGCGTTTGGTGAACTCAAGCTTATGGAGGGATCCGCTAAAATTATCTCTCTCATCGCCAGAGACGAAAACCAGCATCTTGTCCTTACTCAAAACATCCTCAACAAATGGCGTGAAGGAGATGACCCAGAGATGGCAGAGATCGCTAAGGAAGAAGAACCAGTCGTAAGACAAATGTTCAAGAGGTGTGTTGAGGAAGAGAAAACCTGGGCACAATACTTATTTAAAGACGGGTCTATGATTGGTCTTAATGATAAACTTTTGTATAACTATGTTGAATGGATTGCTAATCGTCGTATGAAGGCGATTGGTTTGAAACCTGAGTATGACATCCCTGCTAAAAATAATCCACTACCATGGACTGAGCATTGGATTTCCTCTAAAGGACTCCAGGTTGCTCCACAAGAGACGGAAGTTGAGTCCTATGTGGTTGGTGGTCTTAAGCAAGATGTTAAGAAGAACACCTTTGCAGATTTTTCACTATGAAAACACCACCACCATGGATGTTAAAAGCGTTGCGTGATCCAAACCTTTCAGATAGAGAGTGGACCTTATTAAAATTAGGTCCTCAATCTCTTGCAGAAGCGTTTCACATGCAAGCAATTAAACTACGATATTCCATTAAAGAATATTGACTATATAAGTCAGTGATGACTTGTGTATGTACGATAATCCATGGTGGTATAATGGCGAAGTATTTGATTCAGATGGCATCAATGGATACTATGGATTTGTATACTTAATTACAAATACCGTTAATGGTAGAAAGTACATCGGAAGAAAATACTTTTGGTCTTTTAGAAAGAAAAAAGGAGAGAAGAGAAGACAGCGACAAGAATCTGACTGGAAAAAGTATTATGGTTCTTGTCCTGAATTAAAAGAAGACATAAAATTATTTGGTAAAGAAAATTTTACCAGAGAAATACTAACTCTACATACCACGTTGGGCAAAGTAAACTATGAAGAGACCCGACGACTCTTTGTTCACAGTGTCTTAACTGAAAGCTTGACAGATGGCACTCCTGCCTACTATAATAGCAATGTTCTAGGACGTTATTACAGGAAAGATTATTTTGATTTTAGAACTCTTGATGACACTGACACCTGCTGACTATGATCATCTTGCCAGAACCGTTCAAGTTGAAGCAGCATCTAATACAATGGATGAATACTGTGTTGCAGTATCTATTTTGAATAGGGTAAAATCTCCACTATACCCTAACACTGTTGCTGATGTTGTCTATGCACCTGGTCAGTATGAGGGATTCCGTTATTGGCAACCTGTTGCAAAACAAAGTGTTGTTGACAGGTTAAAAGATAATACTAAAATGCTTTCAGCATACAGTATTATTGGTGACAGAACTGACTTTAAAGGTCAAAGGATGTTAGGATACCGAATAGCATCAGAAGATCCAATGTGTGATGAAAAGGGTAACTTCTTTCACTACCATTGGCAAACTTGACACCTAAACTAGGATAGTGTATACTATCCTCTCATGTCTCAGTAGCTCAGTGGAATAGAGCAACTGCCTTCTAAGCAGTCGGTCGTAGGTTCGAGTCCTACCTGAGACGCCAGGGTGAATAGCTCAGCGGTAGAGCATCTCCTTTACACGGAGGCGGTCGGGGGTTCGATCCCCTCTTCACCCATAAATATTGCAGAAGAATAATGTTAACAGCAAAATGCAAAGTATGTAATACAGAAATTACAAGTAATTCAAAAACACAATGCTGTGGGTGTCCCAACCAAATGGTAGTACATGGGGACACTATCACTGCTAAAGATTTAAGTAAAGTTCTCTTAATCAATTCTGAACAAAGTATTAAGGATAGCGGAATTCTTAGTAAACATGATTTAGAATACCAGGAGAACCGAAGGAAACGTAAGGTTCGCAAACTCGACTTTGAGGTACGATGACAAACAAGTATGAAAAACGAAAGGACGCATTCTTTATCTTCTATGAGAGTGTTCTAAAACCAGATCACCACCTCAGGCAGGATGCACACGATCAAGAGTGCTACCATGAACTGATGGAATGGCGTGGAGAGATCATTTCCTATCTCGACCGTCGCCGTAACGAAGAATTCTACTCTTGACAAACCCTCCTGATGGGTGTATAATTCATCAGGTCTACGGGCATTAGTTCAGTTTGGTAGAACGCTCGCTTTGGGAGCGAGAGGTCGTAGGTTCAAATCCTACATGCCCGACTTGGAGGGTCAAACCTCCACTATTGTAGTTAAATTGCAAAGGCAATGTCTCGTTCAAAGTTTCATTCAAAGTTCAAAAACGATCTTAAAAAATTGACTAGTGCTGTTGAGGGAAATATTGCCCTTGACTCAGACAACCCCAAACTTTATCAGAAACTCATTCGTTTCTATGAAGACCAGGGAGTCCAACTCTACAATGATCCAGAGGATGATTATAATGTAATTCTTGATCAGGTCGAAGCAGATCTTATTGAATCTGGTGTTTATGCTTAGGTCTCGGACGACGTTAAAAGTGCCCTGGTGGAGTCAATTTTGACCCGACGACATGGAGAGTCGTTAAAAACCCTGGTCGGGATGGTCTTAAGACCCTCGGAGTTTCCTGCTTCTCTAAAGAGTAGGTGGCGTGCATGTGAACCCAATGTTTAGAGTACCACACTATGAATATCATGTAGAAGAATGGAAAGATCTTAAGGATGATTTCCTTTCTTCTTTGCATGTAAAGAGTCCAGAGAACATTCCTAGTGGTTCTGATTACAGTGTCACTACAAGTTACTGGGACGAATTTGATTATCGTGATTGGTTGCCTTTCTTAGAAATGGTCAAACCATACATCTCTCGTATTCCGAGTACAGAGACAGTGACTAGAGTGTGGTATCAAACGGCGCAGCAATATGATTATCATACTGCTCATACTCATGGGTCTGTTGGTTGGTCTGCAGTTTTCTATGCACACTTTAATCCAGAGGTTCATGAGGCAACTAAATTCTATTGTCCCTTTACTAATATTATGGGAGACGTAGAACTGTATTGTCCTGATGTCAGGGAAGGTGACTTGATTGTCTTCCCTGCCTTTCTGCTTCATGAAGCACCACTAAACAAAAGCACAGAAGAACGAACAATTATTTCATTCAATCTAGTATAGTGCGAGTGTAGTTCAGCGGTAGAACGCTATCCTTCCAAGTTAGATGTCGTCGGTTCGATTCCGATCACTCGCTTAATTAATGTTATGCTAAAACAATTTCAAGAATGGTTTGAAGGTGAGTATAATAACTGGAGACAAGCATCCAGTAATCCAACTTCCTTTGCCCATATTATTTTAACACATGAAAAAATTGGAAGAAATAAATTTCATGTGTACCAAAGATATAGTCATGAAAAGAAACCATATCGTGATAAAATTATTACGATTGTAGAGAAAGATGGCAACATCATTGTAGAAAATGATCAATGCAATTTGGTGTTTATTAAAAAGGATGGTATGTATTGGGGTCAAACAGTCCCTGGATGCATCTTCAAGGGCACTATGCTGGTCAGTAGGGTTCAATTAGGACCTACCTTCTATAAGGTAATTGATGCAGGTATAGATCCTGTAACTAAGGAACAGAAGTGGGGATCTGAGAATGGACCATTCTTCTTCGATAAAAAATATAAATAGTTAAAAAAGTTTATGCAATGGCATTAAAGAAATTGGTAACCAATTCATTGAATGATGATGCTATTACAGGTGCTAAACTATCCAACGATATGGTTGGTGGTATTACTCCCGTTGGTGGTATCATCTTATGGTCAGGATCCACTGGATCTATTCCTTCTGGATGGGCACTATGTGATGGTAATAATGGAACACCAGATTTAAGGAATAAGTTTATTGTTGGTGCAGGATCTACTTATGGTGTGAATGCAACTGGTGGTAGTGCCGATGCGATTGTAGTCAGTCACACTCACGGATCTGGAACTCTTAGTGCTGCCGATCACACTCACAGTTTCAAAGCATCGAATAGAGCGGGTGATGAAGATGCTTGGAGTAATAATAATAAAGCATTTGTTGGTGACTTAGATAATTCCGCTTTCACACAGTCAGGCACTAATAAAATATTTGGTTCTGGTTCTTTAAGCGTCTCAGGATCAACCGCATCTCAAGGTTCTTCTGGAACCAATGCAAACCTGCCGCCATATTTGGCACTGGCATATATTATGAGAACTGCTTAATAAAGGATAATCATGGCATTAAAGAAACTAGTAACTAATTCATTAAATGATGATGCTGTAACTGCAGCGAAGGTAGAAAATGCTATCAACACTACCTTAGAGTTTGTTGTACCTGCAGGTGGTATTATTATGTGGTCAGGATCTACTGGATCTGTTCCTAGTGGATGGGCAATATGTGATGGTAATAATGGAACGCCAGATTTAAGGAATAGATTTGTTATTGGTGCAGGATCTAGTTATGGTGTGAATACAACTGGTGGTAGTAAAGATGCTGTAGTTGTATCACACACTCACGGTATTACAGAACCTAATGGTGGTCAGGGTCACAAACACACCATGGAGTACACGAACAGCGATAGCAATGACGGTCGTAGTGAAGAATCTGGAAATGGAGGACTTGCTGGAACCCATGACACAAGTTTTGCAACTACTGGAATTTCTATCAACACCGAGGGTGTTTCTGGTACAGATAAAAACCTGCCACCATATTTGGCACTGGCATATATCATGAAACTTGCGTAAGAGATGTGAGGACTATCTGACTTCTCTTGACAACCCCATAGGCACCTGGTATGATACAGGTGTCTTTTTTAATGACTCATGACTATTGAAGGTCGTCCTTACATTGGACCAGATGACACATATGAAAAGCAACGTAAGGATCGTATGGGGGATGCTATCGGTGACTACCTTACTGATGAAAAGGTGAGCAGTCGGCAGGCATATGAAGAGATTCTCTCTGAAGTACAGGGATGGATTGACTACCATCGTAAGAACCTGACTAAGGCAGAACACCTTAGGGAATATTTGATGGGAAGTCGTCCTGTAGATCTGGATGACATGCCTACCTATGGAACCCAAACTCTTTATGAGGACATCCTCAATTATAAAGCTTGACAAATCTTTATAATTCCTATATACTTATGTTGTAAAACTTTACAAAACAAATGACTGTAACAACTAATGAGTTAGGACAGAACAACCTCTTTGCTAAAGAACCACAAATGGTGGTAGAGGATTACAACCGTAAAGGTCTTTTCTCCCCAATGCAATACAGGGAGATGTATAATGGGCGTTGGGCAATGATGGGTATCATCTCTGGTGCTCTGTCCTATGCTATCACTGGTAAACTATTCTTTGGCATTTTCTAATTAATGAACATCTACGAAGCGTTTGACAAATTGGGTTGGGATCCCAAAGACGATATCGTAATTGAAATCGCAGGGTCCTCAGTTTACATGATTGATGGTGCTGGAACTAAATGGGCTCCAAAGAAAGGAACTGTTAAATATAACAAGGACGCATTCATTGTGATTAAAAACAAGTCACGTGATCCGTTTGTTCCTTCTACTGCCAATCCAGAACTCAAACCTCACCATGCCGAACCCTAACGCTCTTTGGGAGGACATTCAGAAGCTCGACGATTTGTATGAAGAGCTACTGTGGGATCCTGAAGATGAACTACAATTTACACACGATGGCAAACGAGTCATCATTATTAACAAAACACAGGAGAACAACTCATGAAATTTGGATTCACACCTGAGGCAGAGATCCTCAACGCTCGTGCAGCAATGATTGGTTTCGTCGCTGCCGTTGGTGCATACTTGACAACTGGACAGATTATTCCTGGAGTATTCTGATGTTAGTCATTGCAGCATCGATGATTGGCGGATTTATATTATGGTCAGTCCTCTTTGCTGACAGCATTGACGATGATGACGATCAAGGTGGAGGGACTATGATCCCTGTAGCACTTCCATCATCATAAATAAAATTGAATATCGTCGTCGCACTACAGGGACCTCTGCCACATAACAGAAGGTCCCTTTTTACTGTTTACAATTTCTAGTATGACAGAACACATATTCTATCACATCTATGAAAAGTCAACTAATGAACCTATCAAGGTATGTTTGACAACAGATGAGTTAGAAAAACTATTAGCAGATAGGTTAATCGATTGGAAACACTGGGAAATACAAAGATGTATTGTCGAGCGTGAATATGTCGATGCGAGTTATTGATAAATAATTCTATCGAATTTATTGATTACTATGTCTGCTGATACCGAAAACAACATCTTGTGGAAAGTCACACGAAAGCGTGACGGGCGTACTGAATACTTAATGTCCGCACACAAGTGGAATCTGGACCCCAGATTTGCTAAACTCTTTGATACTCAAAGAGGAGCAAAAGCATATATTAAAGAGAACGGTGTAAAAGGTTCTGTTAGGAGACACGAACTTTGAATTGACACCACTACTTTTTTGATTATAATTAGTAGTATGTACTCTTTCTATGATTACGTTTTACCTTCTGGTACTCATTTTAATATTGATGATTGCATATGCAGGAGTCGATGGTACGATGAGAGTTTTTGCATACCTAGATCTTTCGATTAAGTATGCAATTGTAAGAGTCAGAATGTATTTTATGGGTCGTAGATTAAGAAAACAACTAATCAAAATTAAAAATGAACTCGATGCCGAGAGGAAACGTAACCAAAAATGACCTTCTCTCCAAGGTCTATAAACAAAAGACCCGTCTGTATGACGGTGACCATGGAAACAAGAATGGGGATTGGCATGATGGAGCACATTATGCGTTCAACAAAGTTCTCGACATTCTAAACGAGTATGCTAACTGAAGAAGAAGAGAAGAAACTCAGAGAACGAGTTATTAGAGCAAAAGTTGATCTCCTTATGGAGGAACCATGTCCAATCTACGAGGCAACTCAAGAGGACTGGGAAGATTTCTGGTACAACGAGGACACCTAATGAAACCTGAAGACATCACTTTAAGAACAACATCAAGACAATTTCATTACGAAACTCTTTCGAGACAAATAGAAGAGTGTAATGACATCAAAGAATTAAAAGAACAACTTCGCTCCTGGATTCGCTTGTACATGAAGCAGCAGGAGACACTTAGTACGATTGGAGTGCCAGGTGAATGATCGGTACATGGGTGCCATCTCTCTAACTGTCCTATTCTTCATCACCTTGGGGGTGATTGCGTTAGGATACTTTCATGGAGGGATGGACATCACCAAGGTCTATCACTCCTGGACCAATTTCACCTGAGGGCTTGACAAATGTCAGGGTTTCAGGTATTATAAATACATGAACGTTAACGATTCGTTACGTTTCTTAACACGCCTCACCAGGACTAAACAGCGTGCCTAAACAACAGTCCTTCATACCCACGATGGAGGGTGTCGTGGGAATACTTTATTCGTCAGTTCCCTGCTGACCTTACTTACCCTTTTACGAAAATGTCTAACTCAACGCTTCAACAAACTTACAACCCCTCGTCGTGGGAAAACTTCTGCGAGTGGGTAACTTCTACAAACAACCGTCTGTATGTCGGTTGGTTCGGTGTGCTGATGATTCCAACTCTGTTGGCAGCGACCATCTGCTTTATCGTCGCCTTCATCGCTGCTCCACCTGTGGACATCGATGGCATCCGTGAACCCGTTGCTGGTTCACTCATGTATGGTAACAACATCATCTCTGGTGCAGTTGTTCCATCTTCCAACGCAATTGGACTTCACTTCTATCCCATCTGGGAAGCAGCATCACTCGATGAGTGGTTGTACAACGGTGGTCCTTTCCAACTGGTTATCTTCCACTTCCTGATCGGTATCTATGCATACATGGGTCGTGAGTGGGAACTTTCTTATCGGTCAAGGTAGTTTTTCTGATGCTATGCCTCTTGGTATCTCTGGTACTTTTAACTATATGCTTGTATTCCAAGCAGAACACAATATCCTTATGCATCCGTTCCACATGCTCGGTGTTGCTGGGGTATTCGGTGGATCTCTTTTCTCTGCTATGCATGGAAGTTTGGTTACTTCCTCACTCGTCCGTGAAACAACTGAAACAGAGAGTCAGAACTACGGTTACAAGTTCGGTCAAGAGGAAGAGACCTACAACATCGTTGCTGCCCACGGGTACTTCGGTCGCTTGATCTTCCAATATGCATCCTTTAACAATTCACGCTCTCTGCACTTCTTCCTCGCTGCGTGGCCTGTTGTCGGTATCTGGTTCACTGCTCTTGGTGTCTCAACCATGGCATTCAACCTTAACGGATTCAACTTCAACCAGTCGATCCAAGACAACCAAGGACATGTCCTTAACACTTGGGCAGATGTGCTGAACCGTGCTGGTCTGGGTATGGAAGTAATGCACGAGCGTAATGCTCACAACTTCCCTCTGGATCTTGCTGCTGCTGAGTCAACTCCTGTTGCTCTCACCGCACCTACCATCGGTTGATCGTTTAATACGATAGAATCTCAGGGTCCTACGGGACCCTATTTTTTTCTCTTGCAATGTAAAGTTTTATGATTGAACTACTGACTTATTACGTGATTGTCTCCGTCGTCTTTATCGGAGCACCTGGTGTTTTCTTTTTTATTGTCTTCATGCCAGCACTTCAGAACACAAAAGGTCGCATGGTAGGATACAAAGACCATAAATTGTATGGAGATAGTTCTATTTACGAGAATACTAAAAGTGATAACACCCAATACACCTTACAAGTTAGCGGAAATAATTCGTGATACTTGGCCACAACTGTACTACTTAAAAGGAATTAAAAATGGTCGCAAGCACACTAAGTCCCCCCAGGAGGGGGTGGTTCGATGTTCTCGATGACTGGCTTAAACGAGATCGCTTTGTCTTTGTGGGTTGGTCTGGACTCCTTCTTTTTCCCACTGCTTATCTTGCAATTGGTGGGTGGCTTACTGGCACGACGTTTGTTACGTCATGGTATACCCACGGGTTGGCGTCTAGTTACCTTGAGGGCGCTAATTTTCTTACAGCAGCAGTGTCAACTCCTGCTGACGCTATGGGTCATTCTCTTCTTCTACTTTGGGGTCCTGAGTGTCAGGGAGATTTCGTCCGCTGGGTCCAACTTGGGGGACTCTGGAATTTTGTGGCGCTCCACGGTGCCTTCGCCCTAATTGGTTTCATGCTTCGCCAGTTTGAACTGGCACGTCTCATCGGTATCCGTCCTTACAATGCGATTGCTTTTTCTGGTCCCATTGCTGTCTTTGTTTCTGTCTTTCTCATCTATCCTCTGGGGCAGAGCAGTTGGTTCTTTGCTCCATCCTTCGGTGTCGCAGCAATCTTCAGGTTCCTCCTCTTCCTGCAAGGATTTCATAACTGGACCCTGAACCCCTTCCACATGATGGGAGTTGCAGGTATCCTGGGTGGGGCATTGCTTTCTGCCATCCATGGTGTTACAGTAGAGAATACCTTGTATCAAGATGGTGAACAAGCAAATACTTTCAAAGCATTTGACAGCACTCAGGAAGAGGAGACCTATTCAATGGTTACTGCAAACCGTTTCTGGTCTCAGATCTTCGGTATTGCGTTTAGCAATAAGAGGTGGTTGCATTTCTTTAT